ATAATATATTATATATTTATATATATAATAATATAACTTATATGTAGTCTATTATAGCTACTAATTAGAGTCTATATAGTCTCTCTCTCTTATCGTTGCGTTAGCATATCATATATTTCTTGTCTCCACAACAGGGGTTGTGTTATTATTCTTCTTATGGCTACTAGACAAGAAGAAAATTATAATCAACAACAACAAGAAGAGCTTGTAGTTAATACACTTACAAGACTAAGAAGCAATCTTAGAATGCTAACAGCTAAGGAAAGTAATGGAGATTTCCTTACTTTTATCAAGAAGGTAGCTCCATCTCTTGTCTCCGACTGGAGAATGGGTCGCCACATTGAACTTATAGCTAGTAAGCTACAACAGGTTCAAGAAGGAAAAATTAAACGATTGATGGTTTTCCTTCCTCCTCGTTCTTCTAAGTCAGTAATCTGCTCTAAGCTTTTTCCTGCGTGGTACATCGGCAAGAACCCTACCCATGAAATCATGTCGATCTCTCACTCTGACCAGCTAGCTTCAGACTTTGGCAGATCGGTAAGAGACGTAGTTAACATGCAAGACTACCAACACATGTTTAATGGCGTGTCTCTACGAGCAGATGTCAGAGCAGCAGGTAAGTGGAAGACAAACCTAAATGGCTCCTACTATGCAGCAGGTGTCAGATCACAGATTGCAGGTCGTGGCGCTCATATTGCCATTCTAGATGATGCCATGTCAGAAGAAGATGCTATTTCGTCTGCTGGTAGAAAATACATTAAGGAATGGTGGCCGTCTGGCTTACGTACTCGTTTAATGCCAAACGGGGCCATCATTATTATTAATACTCGTTATCATTACGATGACCTGTGTGGCTGGCTATTAAAGCAAGAAGAGAAGATGGACATAAAGCCTAAAGATCGTTGGCATGTCATCTCTATTCCTGCATGGCTAGACGAGAGAACAGCTGAGCTTTTAGGATTGCCAGAGGGGTCCAGCTATTTCCCTGAGTGGAAGACTGACGAAGTCTTAGCTTTGGATGAACAGGAAATTAGAGCTACCAATGGGTCAAAGTACTGGGAAAGCCTGTACATGCAGAACCCAACTCCAGACGAGGGTGGTTTAATTAAAAAGGATTGGATTAAGTGGTGGACCCATAAAGACCCACCAGTCTGTGATTTTATTATTCAAACATATGATACAGCCTTCTCAACTAAGACTACGGCTGACTTTAGCGTAATTCAGACATGGGGTATCTTTACATGGCCTGAACAGAACACTGTCACAGGACAGGAGAATTTAGTTAGTAATCTAATCTTATTGGGACAAGAAAGAGGAAGATACGAGTATCCTACCTTGAGAGAGCTAGCCCAAACCTTATATAAAAAATACAGGCCAGATATTTGTGTAGTTGAAAAGAAGGCTAGCGGTCAGTCGCTAATTCAGGACATGAGAAGAAGCGGCTTGCCAGTCTTAGAGTATACTCCAGACAAAGATAAAGTCTCTCGTGTTTATGCTGCAACGCCAATGCTAGAATCTGGCAGAGTATGGTTTCCAGAGGGTAAGAGCTGGACTGACGAACTTTTCCAAGAAGCAGTATCTTTTCCATACTCTCCACACGATGACCAAGTAGATGCAATGACTATGGCCATTCACTATGTACGAGAAAGCTGGAGATTACTACATCCTGCTGACCCTAACTGGGAAGACGATAAGAATGCAAGAAAAATAAAGAAAGTTGCATACTGGCGAGTTTAATGATATAGTTTTGCTTGTGAGTAGAAAAAAAGATATCTAAAAATTAAAAAAGGGGACTTTAGAAGTAATATGGCTATTGAGCGCAATCCTTTTGATCCAATTCCAGCAACAGCTTTAACAATTGAAATTGAACCTTCTTCTAATGAAATGGAAGACGGCTCAACTGCATCAATGGAATATGATCCAGAGGATGGTGGCGTTATTGTTTCCTTTACACCACCAGAAGACCTCAGAGCTAAAGAACAGATTAAAGAAACAGAAGAAGAATTTTACAGAAATTTAGTAGAAGATTTAGATGGCGATACTGTCTCAGATATTGCCCGCGAAGTTTATGATAACTTTGTCTCAGATAAAGATTCTCGCAATGAGTGGGAATCAATGTTTGAAAGAGGCTTTGATCTCTTAGGTCTTAAACTACAAGAAACTACAGACCCATTCGAAGGCGCTTGCACAGCAGTGCATCCAGTGCTAATTGAATCAGCAGTTAAGTTTCAATCAAAAGCTATTCAAGAACTCTTTCCACCAGCAGGTCCAGTAAGAACTCAAATTCTAGGTGATGCAACACCTGAGAAGCAGAAGCAAGCTGACCGCATTAAACAGTTCATGAATTATCAGCTAACTGATTTGATGCCAGAGTACTTCGATGAATTCGAACGTATGCTCTTCCATCTTCCACTTATTGGCTCAGCCTTTAAGAAAGTTTATTTTGATAAAAGCTTAAATCGTTCAGTATCAGAATTTATTCCAATTGACCAATTTTATGTATCTTACTATGCAACCGATCTGCGTCGAGCAAACCGTTACACTCACGTAATCTTTAAGAACCCAGTAGAGATGCAGCGTGACATTGCCGCAGGAATGTACGCTGATGTCGGATTACCAAAGGCAGGTAGACCCGATCCCACCGCGATCTCTCAAAAGCTGGATTCTATCATGGGTCTTTCCCCTTCCTCACAAAATGATCCACAATATGTTCTATTAGAACAGCATTGCTATCTGGATTTACCAGAGAAGTTTGCAGAGGGTGACGGTTTGCTACTTCCTTATATTGTAACAGTTGAAGAAAAAACCAAGAAGGTTTTAGCTGTACGTAGAAACTACGATAAGGATGATCCTCGTAGAGAAAAGAAAGTACATTTCGTACATTATAAATTTGTCCCCGGTTTCGGATTCTATGGCTTAGGCTTAATCCATTTCTTGGGGAACCTCACAATGACAGCAACCGCAGCTATGCGAAGCCTCATTGATGCTGGCCAATTTGCTACTTTACCGGGCGGATTTAAAGCTAAAGGTACTCGTATTGTCGGTGACAATGATCCTATTAGCCCCGGTGAGTGGAAAGAAGTTGAAGCTGTAGGTAATGATCTAAGTAAAATGATTATTCCACTGCCATACAAAGAACCCTCACAAACTTTATTTTCTATGCTAGGCTTTGTAACACAAGCAGCCCAGAAATTTGCAGACTCTACAGAGCAGGTAGTAGCTGACGCAGCTAACTATGGTCCTGTAGGTACAACGATGGCTCTCCTAGAGGCATCAAGCAAGTTCTTCTCAGCTATTCATAAACGTTTACATAAGTCACAAAAAGACGAGTTTAAGTTACTTGCTCGTATTAATAATGAATATCTTCCAGAAGAATTTTCTTGTGATGTCCCCAATGGTACGCTTAAAATTTACAGAGAAGATTTTGATGGTCGCATCGATGTCATTCCTGTTTCCGATCCAAACATTCCTTCCAATGCACATCGCATGATGATGGCACAGATGGCTTTACAGTTGTCTCAAAGCTCACCCCCCGGTATGTTCAATATTGAGGAATTAAATAGAACAATTCTAATGGCAGCTAATATTCCTAACTTAGAAAATATTATGCCTCGTAAACCAGAGTCAATTCCTCTTGATCCAATTTCAGATATTGCAGCAGCAGTTAAAGGTTTACCAATTAAAGCCTTCGTAGGTCAGAACCATACTGCTCATGCACAAGCTAAAACAATGTACTTACAAGACCCAATGAATGGCGCTAATCCTATTATGCAGCGCATTGCTCCAGTTCTTCAGGCTAACATTCAAGAACACATGATTATGCAATATCAAGAACAAGTAAATGGTGTTGCACAGCAGATGATGCAAACTAATCCAGAACTTGCTCAGCAGAGCCAGCAGGACAATAAGGTTATGGAGATGGTTCTACTTCAAGCCGCTCAGCAAGTCATGCAAGCTAATCAAGCAATGGCTGCACAGCAACAGGCTGGAAGTCCAGAGGCTCAGATGGTACA